TTTATTCACCATGCGTTGTGTAGGGCAGTCCCTGTTACTTGAAATTCAGGCAAGACAGTTAACTACAAACCATGGTTACGGCTATGAAAGGAGGAGATATGCCCATACTTAAACTTAACAATGTTACAATTGACTCACTCAACCTCACCATCAGAAATCAAACTGAGTAAGAGGACTTCAGGAAATGCAGCCTAAACAAAATCCACAATCAAAATGCTGCATTTATCAACAAGTGCTTCAAAGAACACAATGCAGGTAGCAACCCAAAACACCTGTCAAGCACAGTTTGGGATGAAGAAGCAGGACGTCATACGATAGCAGCAACCTGCATCCCACCAAACGCTATGATTTAAACAAACTCCCACCAATACATCAGCAGAGTGAACTAACAGGCTTTAAAATAATAAATAGGCCATGATGATAAAGTTGGAGCTATCCAAATCGCCACTATACCAAACATACCATTAAATATACCCTGTGGTTGCGACTTCAACACATTGTACGCCATAAATCAGAGGTAAGCTATGCCCGTAATGAATTACAACAAAAAGGTGATATCAAAGGTCACAAATGCCATTGTTCAGTATGTCGCTAAGTAGGTCACAAGTGAAGACATCATAATCAAAGATGTGGTTGTAGATTACCTGGATAGTTACACAAAACTAACTAGAGTAGAACGCGATAGAAGAATCAACAACATCTTGGCAATCACTGACGCCAGGGTACTAGACGTCCCCGTAGATAATGAAGTGAATGTCTTTTTGAAGAAAGAAGTGCTGGCAGCTGAATACAGAACACCCAGATTGATAAGTGCCAGACTTGAAGTCGTCAGAGACTTGACACAAGTCATTAACCACGTTGTGCAGAAAATGTTGTACACACTACCCACCTTCGTCAAAGGAATGGATGGCAACACAATTTCTCAAAAGGTAGCGGAAAACACAGACAGTTCCATTTATCAATTCGATGGCGACTTTTCCAGTTTTGACAGTACACAGTACAAATGGTGTCAGAAACTAGAGTTTGATGTTGTTAAAGCATTGACAGACAACCAAGATATTATCAAACTCTGGCGAAGCGTGATACAACAAGACATCAAGGTCGGACACAGAAACTTCTAAGTACTAATGCATAAATGTAAATGCTCAGGAGAAAAATCCACATCATGGGGTAATACACTGTTGACACACCTCTTCATACAATTCACCACTGCACTAGCCATATCAGGAGGAGATGTTGAGAGTAAACAATTCAATGACGCATTGCAAAGGATTACTCACTTAGGTGACATATCCAATGAACTCACACTCGCAAACACGGTTGCATTAGCAGAAGGTGATGACAACAGCATCCCTTCTGACTACTATGTGAAACATTATATGCAGATGGCAGCTAACTACATGGGTTTCAGTATCAAGATCGATGTGCACCAACAAGAAGGAAGCACATTCTGTAAATTCAAGGCAATTAAGGAAACTAATGAAGACACTGCAACAGCCAAAGAATTTGCAACATCCTTCTTCAAACATGGATTGACTACAAATAAAGGCTTGAGTGCCAACAGCAAAAGAGAATGTCAACTCATCCTTGCCAAATTGTTAATACTCGGTTAAAACTACCCAGACGTTAGGCAGGGATTATCAGCATATGCTTCAGCCATCTAAGACACACTGCCACTTAAATACAGGAAATTGAACACGACCAATTTTACAACAATGAAAG